GTCATAGTATCACTACCTTTTTATTACTCATTTCTTAAAATAAGCATTAAAAAAGCAGCCCGTTATTGGACTACTATAGGAAAAAAATATATGAAAACTAAGGTTTCCCTTGTCTGTATTCTTTTTTTGGTGGGAAATGTAAGAATTGAACTTACTCTTAAAGTGTCACAGACTTTCGTGCTACCATTACACTAATAACCCCATTTGGTCTAGATGAAAGGACTTGAACCTTTAACCTCTGGTATCCAAGACCAGCCGTCTACCATTTGACACTACATCTAGATATATAATATTATTAGACCTTCGCCTTACAAAATATTATCTTCTTAATTATTCTGTCACTGTGAAAGTAAGTCTGAGTATTTCGGAGCGACCTAATACTTCTTACCCTTGTCAATGCACATATGAGATTGATTACTCATAAATTTCACCCATCATTCAGATGTTTGTAAGATAATTGCTAATATCTTTTAAATATCCTGTAATTATCTCGATTGAGCTACTTTAACCTAGTTATGTCTTATAGTGTATTTTACTACACATCACGAGAAACAGCCTTATTATAGCTTTACCTACATTGGTTATACCTTGCTACAGTACACTTATAGGCTTATTACACACTGTGTCGTCTATTATGGCTGCGACAACTCTAGTACATTATTAAGCGATTTTATTTTGCACGTTACCCTTTAATTGATTTTTACATCTCTTGCATATATATTACTATACATACAAAGTTGCCTTACAAAAGTATCCTTGTGCTTGACAGCTCTTCTGAATAACTCCATGATACATGATATTGTATTTATACACATGGTTAATAATATGGTGGTAGTAATTAGCATACTACCAATGCTTTTTTATCGGTTAATTTCCTAGAAAAGAGTTTTCCGATACTCTTCACTATACTAATTATACCACTTGACAAGGTTCAAAAACTATCAATTTTCTATCAAATAAAACCCAATTCTTCAGCTAAGCTATAAATAATCTTATTTTTATATCTATGGAATGTAGCTTCTCCAATGTGCATTTCTATACATACTTTTGTTTTACTTTCTCCTTTTTCAAAATGCCTTACATATAATTCATATTGTTCACCGCTTAATCCTTCCAAAACTTTATGTATCTTTTTACACATTGCTTGTAATCTAGTTATCATTTTATTCGTAATTAAATTATAAACCTTAGTAGTTTGTCCTTCATTTCCTTTGTTAGGACTCCCAGGCACACCCAAGGTGATTTTAGGACATTCTTCTATTATATCTAATCTTAACTCTTCAATTATATTTTTATTATCTTTATAATCTTTTAATTCTCTTTCTAAATATCTTCTTACCTCAATGCTAATTTTTTTATCCATATACCTACCTCCATTTTTTTATTCAACTTCAAATCTAGTATCTAAATTGTTTGGTATATTGTAAGTGTCTATTACACTTCTAAAAGCGTTATTTTCTT